GATGTGGGTAATAAAACCGCCGCTGTATGGATCGCGACTGATCCTGACGCTAAAATCACCTATGTGTATGCAGATTACTATAAAGAACGAGCCGAGCCAGTGATACACGCAGCAGGTATTAAAGCCCGAGGCGAATGGATTCCTGGTGCGATTGATCCAGCCTCGCGTGGGCGCAGCCAAATAGATGGTAAAGCCCTTATGGATATGTATAAGGACAATGGATTAAAAGTAGTTCCTGCTATCAATGCAGTAGAAACAGGCTTATATGAAGTGTGGGAAGCATTGAGCACAGGCAAGTTAAAAGTATTCAACTCCTGTTTGCAACTCCTACGCGAGATACAAACATATATGCGTGATGAAAAAGGCAACGTGGTAAAGAAGAATGACCACGTTATGGATGCTTTTAGATATGCTTATATGACACGTGACATTGCAGATACCGAAATGGGTGCCAAGCCCACAAACTACGAATATGGTGTAGTCAGCCAAAACTATAGAGCATCAAGATACTAATATGACTACTGAATATGACACATTTAGGGCATTAGTTGACCCACATTGGAAAGATGCAGCATTTGTTGCTAACTTGTATACAAAAGCACGCATTTACAATGGTCACCACCAATACAAAACATTATGCAATAACTATGGTTTGAGCATAGAGCAAGTTCTACAATATAAAAGGATACAATATGAAACACGATTTTAAATGCACAACAACCAATGTGATATTCAAGTGGCCCGAAGCCAAAGAACGAAAAGTGGGTATAATACATTTACTAAATGATTTAAGTAAAGAAGTAGGTTGGGCTGATTGTATTGAAACAGGTCCAGAAAGCATTTTAAAACCCGGTGATAAACTCTTAATAAGCAAAAGGATAACAACAATGGATCTAATGATTGATAATGTGACATATAATAATACAAGTGATTTAAGCGTAATAGGATACAAGCGTAAAGATGTTCTAAGTTGCACTGGTGGCACTTTTTTATATGAATACATTACAAACCCTGGTGAAACTGTAACCGAAAGCGGCATCATTGTTATTAAGAAAACTTCCACTAAGGAATTCGAACCTATTTGGGTAAAAGTTGTGGCTTGTGGACCAACAAGTGGTGTTCAACCAGGAGATGAAATACTTATAGCATACAAATCGGATTGTTATTCAATACCTTATTTTGATGGCAAAGAACTTCACAATGCAGGTAAAGAAGAAATAATCTGCTATAGAACTCCTACAAAAACTTGCTAAATAGCGTATTACGGAGAAACCCACGATGATAAACAGTAAAGACATAATGAAGCTTGCCAAAAAGCGATACCAATATTGCGAAACGCAGTGGTCCGAAATGAAACAAAGAAGCACAGAACTCCTACAGTTTATTGAAGGCAGCGGACAATGGACATATACTGCACGCCAAAACTTCGAAAACGCAGGCTTTGCTGCTTTAACATCCAATCGTATTCCTACTTTCTTACGCCAGATTACAAACGAGATTCGTAAAAATCCTCCTGAGATTAAGATCGATCCTCGCAGTGATGATGAGCAACAAAAAGCTGAAATGCTTAATGATCTGCTTAGAAATATTCAAGAAGAATCCCAAGCCGAGATTGCATATTGCACTGCTGCTGAAAGTGCAGCAAGTGTAGGTATTGGTTATATTCGCGTAATGAGTCAATACAAAGACGAAAAGAGTTTTGATCAAGAAATAACTATCGAACCTATTCAAGATGTAAACACAGTGATGATGGATCCTAATCACAAATCATTAGATGGCAGCGATTCCGAATATGTGTTTATTACTACTACAATATCTAAAGATGAATACTATCAGCGGTATGGTGATAGCGCATTGGGTAGATTGATTGACGGTTCAATGGACGAAAAAGAGATGAAGGAAATCGGTTGGACTGCTGCCGGAACTAAGTGGACAACCGAGGATCAAGTCCTTATTAATGAATATTACTTTAAGGATTATAAACCAACAACGATTTATCAAATACAAGATATTGTAACTGGCCAAGTTTCTATTACTCGTGACAAAGGTCTTGCATCATCAAAATCGGTAGAACTAATACAAGAACGCGAGATTATGCAACCAGTTGTTAGATGGTGCAAACTAAATGATATTGAAGTATTAGAAGAGAGCGAATGGCCAGGCGAACACATTCCAGTTATTGCAGTCAAAGGCGACGAATATTGGATCGAAGGCAAGCGCAAGTTGGTTGGCGCAGTTGAACCTGCGATTGATGCCCAAGTCCAGTTGAACTATGCAATGAGTTGGAGAGCACAGTTGCTACAAATGGCTCCTAAGGCTCCTTATATTGGAACAGCAGCACAGTTCAAAACTTATGAACAGCAATGGGCAAATATCAATGTAAGCAACCAAGCATTTATGGTTTATAATAGTGATCAAGGTGCACCACCTCCAAGTAGAGATTTAGGTGAAGTGCCTATTCAAGGAGCCAGCACATTAGTTAGGGAAGCAGAAGATAATCTAAAGAGTATCTTTGGAACATTTGATCCAAGCCAATCACAAGCCGCCCCAGAAAGTGGCAAGGCATTATTGGCACGTCAAGACCAATCCTATAATAGTAACTATCATTTCTATAATAATCTTGCAAGAAGTATTCAACAAGTTGGCTGTATTATTGTAGATGCTGTCCCAGTTATCTATGATAGCGCTCGCGATGTGCAAATCAAATCCCAAGATGGTAAGAAACGCTCAGTAAGTATCAATCAACCTGATGAAAGCGGAGTTATTGAGTTTGATTTAACTGCTGGCGATTATAGTGTATGCATTCAAACTGGACCAAGTTTTGGAACTAAAAGACAAGAATCCACTGATGCTATTATGTCATTGATAGCCGTTTATCCACAATCTGCTATAGCAATATCCGATATTGCTGTTCGTAATATGGATTGGCCAGGCGCTGATAAGATTGCTGATAGTTTAGAAGCAATGGTTCCTCCAGAAGTATTACAGGCTCGCAAGACAAATCCAAAAGATGCAGCAGCAATGGTTCCTCAACTTCAATCACAAGTTGCAGCCCTTACACAGCAAAATCAAGTTCTTACCCAACACGTTCAACAAGCAACACAAAAGCTTCAAGAAGGCGCCGATAAGATTAAGATTGAACATATGAAGGCCGATGTTGATATGCATAAGATTGATCAAGAAAATCTTATTAAGATGCGTGAACTTAAGATGGATGAAGAGAAAGCTGTTTTAGAATATCGTATTAAGAAACGCGAACTCGAGATTGCCGAAGCCCAGTTAGAGTTAGAAAAAGCCCAACTTGGTATTAAGGGTGTTCAAGTAATGGCAAATATCAATGATAATATTCACGACAGACACGTGGATCATATTGCGAGAATCAATCCACTTGAGTTAAAGAATGAAACAGATGATAATGCAAGTGGATTTAGTGGTTCCACACTTTAATCTAAAGGCTAAATAGCATTTGTAGAATAGGTTACTAATGCCTTATCATTAGGTAAACATACAATCAAAGGATTGGCAACAATGGTAGAAAACCAAAATAGTTCCTCCGTAATGGAGACAAATACTGCGCCTGAACAAGAAAACTTGACTTTAGGTGAGAAGGACAATAGTTCTATTACAGAATCAGAAGCTGTAGAAAATGATGTAGAAGGCACTGAATCTACATCAACCGCAAAGGACATTGCTGGTGAAGATAATAGTGATACGAATGACGAAGATAGTGAAGATAGCGAAAGTAAGAAGTCAGGAAAAGGTTTCGAAAAACGTATTGAGCGCTTTAATCGTAGGCTTGCTGAAAAGGAAGCAGAGATTGAACATTGGCGTAAAGCAGCATTACAAAGTGGTAATCAATCCACACCGCAATCACAAGTTGCCCCAGTTATGCAAACTGAAAAACCAAAGTTTAGCGACTTTAATGATATCGATGCATATACTGATGCAGTAACTGATTGGAAGTTAGAACAACGCGAGGCAGCACAAAGGCTGACAAACGCTCAACAAACTTACAAACAGAGAGAAGATGTAGTTAGAAAGGCTCACGCCGATTATGACGAAGTATCTGCAGACTTTAGAGATAGATACAAGCACGTTAGTGCTCCAGAGTTTAACGCATTCATAAATGATAGCGACTTAGGCCCTGAAATGTGGTATCATCTTGCTAATAACACTACCGAAGTTGATCGTATTCTTGCATTAAGTCCAATACGCAGAGTTGCAGAACTTGGCAAGTTGGAAGCAAAGTTATCTACTGTAGGTTCAGTGGATACTAAAGTTGTAAACAAAGTTAGCAAGGCACCCAAACCAGTAACAAAAGAAACTGGAGTTGCCCCGCGTCAGAAACGTTTAGATGATCCAAATCTATCCCAAAGCGAATGGCGCGAACTTCGAATGCAAACTAAAAGAAGATTTTAATCCTTATCAAAATATTCTGATGCATTTTCACTTTGTGTGATGCATTTCGGGCGTTAGATTTGCATCATAAATGCGTTTTGATTCTTTATCGTTCATAATAACATTATAAAATAATCCATCATAGAAGTCAAATGCTAAATAAGGATACAGTGAGCGTAACTGGTGAACTAACGCGGGTTGATCGACCATAAGATTGAACGGCAGATAGTCCCCGGTTAAGTGACGAAAAACAAAATTGATTTTTATTATTTAACATATCCTTAAAGGGGAATATATTTTGACAGCAAATACTTTACTAACTATTTCTATGATATCTCGCGATGCTGCTATGGTTTTAGGCAACACTTTGGATCTTGCAAAGCGCGTTAATCGTGACTTTGATTCTGATTTTGGTGTTAAATCCGCTCAAATCGGCCAAACAATCAATGTTCGCCGTCCGATCCGCCCAACAGTGCGTACCGGTTCTGTAGTTGATATCCAATCAATCACAGAAACATATAGCCCACTTAGCTTTACCAACCCAGTTGGAACTGACTATGCATTAACAAGCCAAGAATTGACTTTCTCCGTGGAAGATTATTTTGATAAGGTTGTTGAGCCATCCGTGACTCGCATTGCATCTGAAATCGAATCACAAGGTCAAGCACTTATCACTAAGTTCTATGGCGCTGTAGGAACACCAGGCACTGCTTTAACAGGTGGCGCATCTGGAACTGCACTTCCAGCAATCACAAAAGCACTTGCTTTGCTTAATAAGAACTTGGCTCCAAATGAAGGTGGTCGTAAGACATTACTTAATGATCCTGACTTCAATGGTGTTCTTGCTACATCCAACTTGACATACTTCCACCCAGGNGCTGAAGTTTCCAAGATGTATACCAGCGGTTACCAAGGTGATTTCAGTTCTTTCCGTGTGTTTATGAACCAACTTGTTCAGTCTCACACAAACGGTGTTTATGGTGGTTCTCCTATTGTTGCTGCAACAGTTGGTGGAAACTCTACTTGGGGCACTTCATCTACATTAAGCACAAGTGGTTGGACTTCCGGCGCTACTACACTTAATGCTGGTGATATTTTCACTATTGCTGGTGTTTATATGGTAAATGCTCAGACAAAACAAACTATTGCAACACTACAACAGTTCGTAGTTACAACAACCGTTTCGGATACTTCCGGCGCTATTGTTGCTTCTATTAGCCCAGCAGTAGTTACAGCAGGCGGATTCCAAAACGTTTCCCGTGCTCCTACTGTCAATGATGTTATTACTGTTCTTGGTGCTTCTGGTGCAGTCACACAAAACGCATTGGCTTTCGACCGTGATGCTATTATGCTTGCTGCTAAAGAACTAATGCCTTACAGTGTTGGTTTAGGTAAGACTACAACCGATGATCAAACAAAGATCCCAGTTCGCGTTCAACAAATGCCTGACATTCGTACCAACCAAGAAATCCTACGTTTTGACGTAATGGTTGCTTGGGCACCGCTTTACGACCAGTTGGGCGTGCGCATCTGTACTAACTAAGCATCATACAACAAACTTTAATTAAAGGAAATATTATTATGGCATCACCAAATATTGAAGGCACAAGCAACCCAACAGCAACTGGCGGAAACACATCAGGTGTAGTGGTTGGTTCTAAATCATCCGAAACTGTAGGATTCTATGGTTCAACCGGCGTGGCATTACAAACCGGCGTGGCAGTATCTGCTGCTGGTATTTTTGCAGCATTGGTTGCATTAGGTTTGATCACAGCTTAATAGATATCGTAACTTAGTAGGGACGATGGGCCCCGTAGTAGCAATGCTCGGGGCTTTTCTACGATGCTAAATAACATATTAGGAGACAAGTATGAGCACAGTTCGAGAACTTATCAATGGAGCAGGTCGCTTAATCTCCATAATCCAACAAAATGAAGCAATGACGGGTGATAATCTACAAGTAGCATTGTATGCATTAACCCATATGATAGATTCTTGGAGTAACAATAGATTATTAGTCTATTCTATCCAAGAATATGTATTTCCACTAACCGGTGCAGCAAGTTATACATTAGGTCCTGGTGGTGATTGGAATATTGAACGTCCAATGAAAGTGCAAAATGCGTATGCACGTTTACAGCCCAGCGCACCCCAACAGTTAGATATTGCTATGCAATCACTCACAGTGGAACAATATGCAGGTATTGCTGTTAAGAATACCCCAAGCACATTTCCGTTTGCATTCTATGATGATAATAACTATCCACAAAGAACTATTACTTTATTTCCTATTCCAACAGGCCCTGCCGATATTGTTCTTTGGTTAAGGGAGCCACTATTAGATTTAGCAAACTTAGATCAAGAAGTTACATATCCACCAGGTTATGAACGTGCATTTAGATTCAACTTAGCATTAGAACTTGCTGCTGAATTTGGTAAAATCTGTTCTCCAGAAGTAATAGCCAAAGCAGAAGCATCGATATTACAGTTAGAAAGACTCAATAGCAATCCTATGTTTTTACGTGGTGATGGCGGTATGAGTCGTAGTGGTAGAAATAGATATTTCAACTGGATCACCGGTAACTTTTGGTCGTTTGGAAATAACTAAAAGCCCAGTAATATTAAATACAGCATAACTTACAAGGATGCTAAATGGAAGAATCAAAACTAAAGGTGTCAATCTTGGCACAAAACAGGAGCAAATAATATGGCAGGCCCAAATATTCAATCAAGCGATACATTAAAGATATTGGCAGGTAATCAGACAGGTAACATCATCTTAGGAACATTAGAAGTTGATGGTGATACAACATTCAATACTGATGTGTTTATTTTAGGAACATTGACTGTTACTGATTTAACAACCGAACAACAAAATATGCTTATTCAAGGCACATTAGAAGTTGATACCACATCGCATCTAATCGGCAAAGTAACGGCCAATGCTGGCGTGGAAATCACAGCAGGGGATTTAGTATTAGATACTTCCAATATTGTTGTAACAGAAGGGAATATTACATCAACTGTAGGTAATGTGGTAGCAGGCAACTATATCACCGCAGGCAACTATATCACCGCAGGAACTGATATTACTTCAACTACTGGCAACATTGCTGCTTCAAGTGGAAATGTAAGTGCGAGTGGAACAGTAACTGCTGGCACTTCTATTAGTGCAGGAACTTCTATTACTGCAGGAACTGATATTACTTCAACTACTGGCAACATTGCTGCTTCAAGTGGAAATGTAAGCGCAAGTGGTTCCACAAGTGGCAATACAGTTTATTCTGTAACAAGCACTACTGTAGGAAATACTTTAACTGTGACTGCTGGCAATCTTACTGTTACAGCAGGTAATATTAGCACGACTGCAGGTAGCATCAACGCCTATACTTCACTTGCTGCTGGCACGACTGTTACAGCAGGAACAGGTATCACAGCAACTACTGGAAACATTGCTGCATTAAGTGGAAATGTCACTGCAAGTTCAGCAGTCACAGCAGGAACGACTATGACAGCCCAAAGTGGCATCACAGCAACTACTGGCAACATTGTTGCTTCAAGTGGAAATGTAAGTGCGAGTGGAACAGTAACAAGTGGCAGCACAATCACAGCTCAAAGTGGTTTTATTGCTACAACTGGCAACATCACAGCAACTACTGGAAATGTAAGTGCTAATGGAACAGTAACAAGTGGTAGTTCAATGACTGCCGGTGTTGGCATCACAGCAACTACCGGCAACATTGTTGCAAGTGCTGGAAATGTAAGTGCTAATACTTCAGTAGGAGCAGGAACAACAGTAACTGCTGGCACTTCTATTAGTGCAGGAACAACAGTAACTGCTGGCACTGGCATCACAGCAACTACTGGCAACATTGCTGCTTCAAGTGGAAATGTAAGCGCAAGTTCCGCAATAACTGCTGGCACTTCTGTAACGGCTGGCACAGGTATCACAGCAACCACCGGAAACATTGTTGCTTCAAGTGGCAACTTATCAGCAAGCGGAACAGTAACTGCTGGCACAAGTGTTACAACTCCAATCGTTCGAGTAGGAGCATCAACTGCATTCCAAATCGATCAAAATGCCACACAGATTATTGGATTTGATACAAATGGATATCTTACAGTAGGAGCAACCGGCAGCAGATTAGGTTTCTATGGAGTTAATCCGGTTGTTAAGGCAGCGGCTATCACACAGATAACGAATTCTGCAACAGGAACACAAATAGCAACTGCGGTAAATGCGATTATTGTTGCATTGCAGAATATGGGTATCACCTCTTAAAGGTATATTATGGCCGAAAGTAAGCAAAGATTTAAGGGCTTCGTTGGCCCATCATATATAGCCCGTAGTGAACGATTTGACTGCCAACGGCTTGTAAATATGTATATTGAAATGGATAACTTAGGTGTTGGCAAGGGCGAAGAACCAGCAGTTCTATTATCCACACCAGGATTAAAGTTTCAACAGACTATCGGTATTGGTCCTATTCGTTGCACATACACACAAAGTAATACAGCAACTTCTTGGATTGTAAGCGGTAATCAAATATATTCCTTAACCGGCGTAAATGCTATTCCGACATTGATTCCTGGCACATTAAATACTTCTACCGGTTTTGTGCAAGCATCTGATAATGGCACACAAATAATATTTGTAGATGGCCAGTTTGGATATTATATCGATACAAGTGTCGAAATACCTACAATAACATTATTGACAGATGTGCATTTTCACCCAACCGATACTATTACATTTCAAGATGGATATTTTATTGGTGTTGACAAAGGTGTAGATGGATTAGGTACTGGCAACTTCTTTATTAGTGATTTATATTCTATATCATTTCTACCACTAAACGAAGCAAATGCAAGTGGTGCAAGTGATATTCTTGTTGGTGCTATTAGTTGCAATAGATTGCTTTATTTGCTTGGTGCAAAAAGTTTAGAGATTTGGTATGATCAAGGTTCAAGTGGTAGCACACCATTTGCAAGACAAGATGGTCGATTTAGCCAGATTGGATGTGCTGCACCAAATAGTATTGTTATTATTGAAGAAACTATTACTTGGTTGGGAAGCACGTCTCAAGGTGGTGGTATGGTTTATTCATTGGTAAATGCTATGCCAACCCGCATTAGTAATCACGCAGTCGAATATGCAATTCAAAGTCTTGGCGATTTGAGTTCCGCAACAGCATATAGTTATCAACAAGAAGGCCATTATTTCTATTGTTTAAACATCCCTGGTAGTAATACTACTTGGGTCTATGATACTACTTTAGAACAATGGCACGAACGTCAAAGCACAACTAATGGTAGCACAAATAGACATTATGGAAATACTCACTGTTTGCTTAATGGTCTGCATCTTATTGGCGATTATCGCAATGGCAATATATATGAATATGATTTGTCTACCTATACAGATAATGGCGAGATTATAAATCGTATTCGTCAAACACCGCACGTTAGTCAATCACTTAATAGAATGTTTTATAATCTATTAGAAGTTGATATGCAGTTTGGTGTTGGTCTTAACAACACAGATACAACCGGTCTTAATGCGACGCCAGGTAGTGATCCACAAATCGTAATGCAAATGAGCAATGATGGTGGTCAAACTTGGGGTAATCCTATATATGCTCAAATGGGTAAAATGGGTAGCTATACACAGCGAGCAAGATGGCAAAGATTGGGTAGTTCACGTGATAGAGTATTTAGAGTTACTATTTCCGAACCAGTTCGTTGCACAATCTTAAGTGCTTATTTAGATGTAGAAGTAGGCCAATCTTAACCGCTAAATACAAGTAATGAATTCATTAACAAGTAAAATAGATATCGATAACATAGAAGCAAAGATGTTATCACTCCCTCAAGCAAACTGTGGTGTGATTCATAAGTTTCAACCAGGGTATTATATCCGCGAAGTTACTATACCCACTGGCACTCTTGCTATTGGGCATCACCAAAACTTTCCACATCTTAATATATTTGTGAAAGGCAAAGTATTGATGCTCAATGATGATGGCACACAGAATGTAATAGAAGCACCAATGACTTTCGTTGGGCAACCAGGACGAAAGATTGGTTATGTATTAGAAGAAATGGTTTGGCAAAACATTTATCCGACTGAGCAGACAGAAGTAGAGTTATTAGAAGCATTTTATCTTACAAAGAGTGATTACTCGCGTGAGTTTTCAGCGCATAAGTATGCAGCGGCTTATATAACACACAATGAAGATAGAGATGATTATGTATCAACTATATCTGAGTTAGGCTATACTCAAGATCAAGTAGATATAGAAGTAAATAATGAAGCAGACCAAATAGGAATGCCTATAGGTGATTATAAATGTATGTTAGCGATTAGTCCAATCGATGGCACAGGAGTATTCGCAACCAGTTATATTTTAGCAGGTGAAGAGATTGGGCCAAGTAAGGTTGGACATTTTAGAACACCACTTGGTAGATATGTAAATCATTCTAAGAATCCTAATGCTGAAATGATCAAGAAAGGTGATAACATCTTTCTTGTAGCAACACAAGATATAGTAGGTGCTTTGGGTGGACAACCAGGCCAAGAAATAGTTATAGATTACCGCGCAGCAAGAACGCTGTCAATAGGAGCATAATATGTCAGCAGTAGCAACCGCGATCGTAGGTGGAGCCGTAGTAAGTGGAATGATGAATCAAAGTGCTGCAAGCTCTTCAGCAGCCGGTCAGCAAGCAGCAGCAAATACAGCCGCACAGGCACAACTTGCTACAGCACAAGCAAATAACGCAACTACAATGTCGATGTTCAACACGACACAAGCAAATGAACAACCATATTTGCAAGCAGGCAATCAAGGTGTAGCAAGCCTACAAGCAGGTATGCAACCTGGTGGAGCATTTACTCAGAACTTTACGCCAAGTATGACTAATATGTCGCCGGCATATCAGTTCCAGTTACAGCAAGGCACACAGAACTTAAATGCAAGTGCAGCAGCAAATGGAACATTAGGTAGTGGTCAGAACTTAAAAGACATCACAAACTATAGTCAAAACGCAGCAAGCACAGCATATCAAAATGCTTTTAATAACTATAATACTCAACAAACTAATCTATATAATAGAACATCAAACTTAGCAAGTATGGGTCAAAGCACAGCAGTTGGTATGGCTAATCAAGGTCTTGCAACTGCTGGCACAATGGCAAGTTCTAATACCGCTGCAACAAATGCCGCAAGCAACTATTCAACACAAGCAGCAGCAGCAGGCGCCGCAGGCACAATCGGAAGTGCAAATGCAGTAGGTGGTGCAATCAGTAGTGGTATTGGCAACTATATGGGAATGCAGAATATGAATAATACCCAGCAATACCTAAATAATATGAGCACTGCTTCTCCAGGTGGTGCAAGTATTATGGGAGGCGGCTTAGGAACACCAACAACAGCTACTCCTTGGGTCGGCACGCCTACTTCAGCACCAATGACATTCGAATAAGGAAATAATATGGCAATCGATCCTTCAATAAGCCTTGGCTTAAATAACAACAATATTGATCCAAATATGTTGAATAACTATGCTATGAATAATATGAAACTTGGCCAGATGGCACAAGGAATGCAAGCAACACAGCAACAGATTTCGGCAAGTCAAGCATCACAAGCAAACACCGAAGCAGCACTACCTGGTATTCAGGCAACAAGTGCAGCAAATCAACGAACTAATGATTTTGTAACAAAGTGGTTGCCAATAAATCAGGGAAGATTTACTAATCCAGATGGTAGTGTAGATTCGCTTGGATTGACAGCAGCAGCGACAGCAGCAGGATATGGCGATGCGGCACAACCTATTGCAGCAAGAGATATCGAAATGGCTGGTGCAGCCATTAAGAATGTCACAAGTCAACAAGAACAAAATATTGCTAAAGCAACTTTTATGAATACAGCAGCAGGACATCTTGCAAATCTGGTAAGTGATCCTGCATTAAGCGATAGTGATGCAACGACGATGCTTAATAAGGGCATTACATATGCAAATAGTCAAGTTCCAGGTAGTGGTTCCCAACTTTCGCAGTTGCTTACTAAAACTGTTCCTGTAAAAGACAGTAAAGGAAATCCAGTTTATCAAACAGATTCGACTGGTAGTCAAGTGCTGGATGATAATAACAAGCCAATACCACTTACTACACAAACTGTTGATAGAACTGCAGCCACCGAAGTTGCAAGAGCAACACAAGATATGAGCACACAGTTTCAAAATGCTCAAGCAAAACAACGACAAGATGCTGCTTTGGAACTTACAAGCCAATCGCCAGAAGGTCATTCAACTACAGGCCCACAAGTCAATGCAGCATATTCGGCATTGCGTGCTGCTGGTATTGGGCCTGATAAAGTGCCAAATGGAATGTCATTGTTTGATATGAAACAAGCATATGGGCCTGTATATGGCGATATTATTGGTAAGGCTGTTGTAAACAACCAAGTTACTCCACAGACTCGTGAAGCATATTATAGTCAATATGTGGCTGCACAAAAAGATGTTGCAACAATAAATACCGCTCTTAATCAAGTGCAAAGTATGCCCGAAACTATGCTCGGAACACGTCCTGGTGCTATTGTAGGCGGTGCATTTAACAAATGGTTGAGTGCTAATCCACAATATGCAGCATTGGGAACAGCAGTTCAGGCACATAATAATTCATATCCAAATGATCAAATAGATCCAGGTGTATTAAATATTCAACAAATACAAGCAAAACTGCAGGTTGATAAGACAAATAGAACTAATGATTCTACCATCAACTATAATGCTTCTGGTCAACAAACATTACCAGGCGCTGGTGGCGGAACTGGAGGCAATGTGCCAAGTCCAAGCAGAATGCAGCCTAATCAACCAACTGGCAATAATACTGTAACACAGGCACACGTGGCTGATTATGCTAAACGAAATAATATTCCAATAACTCAGGTATTGAAAATGATGTCTGATAAACATATTCAGGTAACGCCATAATGACTAATCCTTTAGATTTGCTATTACCTACGGCTCAACGTCCAACAACCGGGCGTTATGGAACACCTACAAGATTATTAGATAATCTTGAGATGACCGAGAGTGGTGGAAACAATCCAAAGGCTATAAACTCACAAAGCGGTGCAACTGGTTCATATCAGTTTCTTCCAAGCACTGTTAAAATGCTACAAGCAAAAGGCATTCAGTTTGATCCAACTGATCCATCGCAATCTCGAGATGCTGCTGATCAATATATTCAGAGTTTGGTTAGTAGCAATGGCGGCAGTTATCCAAAAGCAATGGCTGCTTATGGCGGATTTATTAAACAAGATCCTATTGCATATCAAAAGAAAGTCTTAAATGGTGTTAGTTTGCCAGCAGCACCAAATCCATTAGATACTATGCTACCGGCATCGCCTAAAACAGAACCAGTGGCGACACCGGCGTCACTTATCAAGTCACAATCAACCACAGCACCTACTGATTATACCGGTATGGCTGGGACATTTTTAAAGAATATAGGTAAAGCAGTTACTTTAGGAACATCTGATTATGTAGCAGCAGGTGTCAATGCGATAATAAATGGCGGAAGTTATTCAGAAGCTCTGCAAACAATCCGTGATATCAATAAAGCAAGTGATGCCGCACATCCAGCAGCAGCATTAGCTGGTTCTGTAACTGGCGATATTATCGCATCTACTTTTACTGGTGGAACAACAGCAGAAGCAACAGCGGCACTTGGTGTATCACAAGGGCTCGGAACAGTAGGCAAAGTAGCTCTTAATATCGGTGGTCAAGCAGCAACTGGGGCAGCAACTGGAGCAGTAACTGGCGCAACTACACCGGGATCGACAGCAGCAACTATTTTGCAAGCAGCCGGAGTTGGCGGAGTTGGTGGAGCAGCAGGTGGTGTATTAAGCGAAGGCATTTCTGAAGCAACAAGACGTTTTGTAAATAATAGAGTAGCGGCTATCAATGCACCTATTGAAGAAAAAGTGGCACAGTTTAATGCTGATATTCCACGAATGAATAAAGAAAGAGTTGCAGCAAATGCAGCAGACGTGGCAAAAGCAAATGAAACAAATGCAAATATAGTAAAACAATATTATGCAACTGCGCCCGAAAGTGGCCCAATGCCTCCACAACCAACTAACTGGGCCCAACCGATTAAACGTGATATGCTCGAAAATGTGCCTGCAAGTGAAATAAACTATGTCACACCTGAATCGTATCGAACATCTATGCAACTTGCTAATGTAGAACCAGCTTCCGGATGGTCAAAGCAGCCTTTTTCTTCTCCATCTCAGTTAGAAACATTAGCAGGTGGTGTGGTAACTGATACTAAAGGATTATTAAATACTAAACTTCCAACCACTTATGGTGGACTTTTGCCTTTAGCAGGCGCAGGCGCATTAGGCACGGGAGCCTACGAACTTAGTGGAGAAGATAATCCAAATGATATTCTCCCTTGGTCTCGCACATTATTAACAGGCGCAGGTGTATTAACAGGCCTTAAGGCTCCGGCATTGGTAAAAGTAGCTGGTGGGGCATTGATAAGAACAAATCTTATGAATCCAAAGTTAGTAGAAAATACAGCACAAGGCGTTGTTGGCGGTTTAGGATTAGAAGGAGCAAACTATGCAACTCCATCTTCTATAGACACAAGTGCCCCACCAGTAAAATCCTTACTTGGACAGACAATAGATCAAGATGTTGCAGACGAACAGTTAAGGAAATCTGGTGCACCTAATCTTTTATTAAATACAGCACCTACAATAGCACCTCAAGTTCCTGATGTAAATCCATTAGATGACTTACTATCTACACCACCGTCTACAACAGTTGGTGGTGGTATACGTGGATAATCGACATTAAGGATAACAGATGACAATATCAACTTTAGGCATTAGTTTTACACCAAGTGCTCCACTTGCACAAGAAGCAGTGCAGTTTACTGGATTGTGGACAGGCAATGCAGCACCAACAAGTTGGCTCTGGGATTTTGGAGATGGCAGCACATCGACATTACAAAATCCAAAACACAAATATCTATCAAGCGGATCAATGCAGATAACATTATCCGCGTCAGGTGAGATATTTGGCGACCTTACAGCAGGCCCTGAGTTTCTTAATATAATAAGAATATTACCATATAATCAACCTATGCCGTGGGCTGGAATGCAATTCAAAGATAATGATGGCGTTCCTCTTAGCAATGGATGGGTATATTCGTATGGCGCAAATGGATATCAACCACAGGTATTACGTCCTACATATTCGGATGATGGCCATATACTGCCAAATCCATATCCATTAGATGTGGGTGGTAGAATGATACTTGATGATTTACATTCAACAGCAGATATGACTATTAGTTGGCCATATCACTTTGTTGCGAAAACAAGTAATGGAACTGTCACACAAGAACTTAGTAATGTTTATGTTCCATTATATATGGAAGGCACAAATATTAGTTTTTCTACTCGCGATACTTCGGTAAATCAACTGCAAATAAACTCGACAACCACCGATCCACTCTTTGGTCAAGGCGATTCATATAACTATACAATAACTTCAGTTAATAACTCGGTATTTGATGGTGCACCTGGTGATACCTATAATATACAGTTGAATACACAGAAGACTAATAACAATCCTGTTATTGCGTGGGATAATACTGCGAATGCTTTTAAGTTTCTATATGATGGCGCATACGAAGTTACAACAAATCTAACTTTTACTGCAAATACTTGGCCAGTGTCAACTGTAGTAGTCTATGGAAGTATATTGCAGCGAACAATAGATACTGAACCAGTTAATATCAGTTATGATAGCAGTTATAACACAGACAGTCTTAGTAAATCTCTTACTGATACTTTTTGCGTAAGTGCTCTTAAAGATCAACATATGGCAATGAAATATTATGCTATTGGCACAGATAGTTCAGATGTATATTCAATGGCCGGATCTATAACTATAACGCGAATAGGCGATTGGTTTTCGCAGATTGTTGAACCACCAGTGAGTATGTTTACAGAAATGCCAACAAGTGGTAGAGTGCCACTTGTTGTTACATTCACTGATACTTCTACAAATAATCCAACAAGTTGGTTATGGGACTTTGGCGATGGTGGCACTTCTACCGATCAAAATCCGACTTACACATATTATAATATTGGTAGTTACAATGTAACACTTATTGCAAGTAATAGATATGGATCAGGAACTCCTTATATATTGCCTGTAAATGCAACTGCATATCCATCTAATAATAGTTATAACTTATGGCTAATAGATGATACTGGCACTAATATTGGTATTGTATATTTTACACCAACATATGAAATAACAGAACCATATGTAGAAGCACTATGCTCCTTATTAAATGGTTATCCGTGGCCACAAGAAGGTGGTTCTCCAATGGCATTCTTTAATAATCCGCCAGAGCCAGAATCAGCAACGACACTAATGAATACTGGTCACAACTTATTCTATCAAGATAATCAATATGTTTATGGTCGAACTTTATATTTGCAACTTGCTCCGGCATATAATCCACCAGTATGGTCTTTTGCGTATGATGTTGCATATACAAACAATGCAGATCAACAAACAGAGAATATAGAATTTTATGTAGATGAAGGCCAAACTATTGTATGTGGCACACAAGGACTAATGGGTGTAAAAGCAACAGGTAATACATTTATTCGATTATTTGATCCGGCTGGCAATAATATCATATCAAATGATGATGCTCCGGCTCCATACAACTATCCAAACGAATATGCATCGTGGTTGACAACAGTTGCTTTAACAAGTGGCAACTATGTGTTGAAAGTTGGTGCATTCGCAATGACAAGAGCTTATGGTATTGCAGGCGTTCAAGTATTTTAAGGAAACATTATGGCAGAAATAGTAGGATTAAGCCCGATATGGCAGCAAAGTCAGTTTTTCGATCAAGCAGGCGGACCATTGAGTTATGGAAAAATATGGACATATGCAAATGGAACAAACTCCTCATATCCAACATTTACAGATAGCACAGGCACAATACAAAATAACAATCCAATCGTTTTGGATGCAGCAGGAAGACTACAAGAAGAGATGTGGCTAATAGCTGGTCAATTCTATGAATTTGCATTATTACAATGGGATGATTACGAGTTTTCACGAGTAAGAGATGTAAGTGTTCAACGTCTTGTTGCTGGCACCAATATTACTTTGGATCCACCATCGGGTGTTGGCCCAATGACAGTAATCAATGCAGTTGGCAGCACAGGTAATCCAAAAGGACGTGGCCAATCAAATATATTCATTGGCAATAATGTTGATGGATTGTTTGTAACAACAAATGGTGGTTTTTTCTATGCATTTAATATTACAGACCAAACTACTCCTATAGGACCTGCGGATGTTACTTGTGCTGGTGGCCTATTCATATTTAATACTGCTGGCATTTATACTGTATCAATGACTATAAACTTTACACCAACTAATGGAACTTCCCCAACTGAATGGCCGTTAGACCAGACAAGTTTTGGTACGATGTTTAATGGCCACCAAAGTTTTCATACTCGATACTCGGCAGTTGCAGGTGATGGATTAGATATTAAATATCAACAAGCATCTTTCACAGATGTGGTTCAGGTGGTTGCGACTGCTGGTCAATCAATGCCATTTGCAACCTATGCGGCCAATACAAATATGTTTTTCCAAGAGTTTAGTAATGATATGATGATAACAATAACCCGCATTGGTTAAAATAGACCAATAGAAAATCAGCTAAATATACAAATAAGGAATAATATGACTGTCCCAATCCCAAGTAAAGTAAGTAACTCGCCAGTATTTAATGATGCACAGTTCTTTGATAATGGTGGATATCTACTTGCGGGTGGATTGATTAGCACCTATGAAGCGGGTGGATATATTACACCCCAAACTACTTTTAATAGTAGTGCTGGCACTACTCCGAATTCAAATCCTATTACATTAGATTCAGCAGGTAGAACACCAGGGCCTATTTGGCTTGCAGATGGATACACATATAATATGACAATAGCGCAGCCAGATGGCACGATATTGGCAAGTTACGAAAATATTAATGGAGTTGCAGCAGTTCCAGCAGGTGGTGGAGTTGGCACTGTTCTATGGAATGTGCCAACTGCTATACCCGAATATGTAAGTAGTATCCAGTTTAGACTAAATGGATTTTTTATAGTAGAGTTTGCAGTAGGTAATCGTATTCGTTATCAGTTTCCTGATAATAGTTATGGATATGGCGTAGTAACTAATGTAGTTTTCACTGATCCATACACTTATGTGACTTTTGCACCAGATTCGATAATATTCAGTAGTTTAGTTACTAATATTTCTTGGAGTGCAATGGTTGTAATAAACTATGCTGCCGATGCTGGCGCTATTGGATATACACCAAGTTTTGTATATAGCGGTGCGAATGTAGGAACACAACTACAAGCAAATAAGACATTGATTACTCAATATCAAAAATCATATCCAGCCACTTTAAGTGGAACAACATATTCAGTTACTGCAAGTTTTAATCCAACAAGTTATGTAGGTATGACCTTAGATGTGATATTTGATTTAGCACATAGTGGTGCAACTACAATCAATGTGAATAATATTGCGTCTATTAGTTTAAAACAGTTTAGTTATACTGGCGCATTGATTGATCCAGTAATCACTGCTGGATTATGTTCGCGATTAATGTATAATGGAACAGTTATGATTTTAATAGATCAACTGCCATATACACCAGTGCCGATTGTTCCTCCACCTGCAGTGACATTTATATCCACAATGGGAACTATTACTCTTCCATCAAGCAATACATTTACAGTAACTGCGGGAAGCACAGGAAATATAGCAGTGTCAATCAACTGTTTTGCACACGCAAACTATGGAAACTTCGGCAATGGAACATTTAGTTTGTATGTAAATGGTGCGGTAATAAGTAATGGTTATGTTCGCTTCATAGAATGGGATAGCAGAACATCTGGTTGTGGCGCCACATTAGTAGGTTCGATTACACCAGGGCCAGGAGTGACAGCCACATTTACTGTGATATATGTAGGATCTGGTTCAGCAAATGATTATCCAGCAACTTGGTTAGCAATAACAGCATAATATGGCAACAAATAATCGCTCACAAATGCCAAGTAGATTTGAGTTTCTTGGACAAGACAAGAAAATAACTCAGCCTTGGGCTTTCTATTTAAGCGAGCTTCAGAGTGGATTAACTCCTGTTGGCACTGGTTATGTAACTGATAATACTGCGGCTATTACTGGGCCAACAAGTATATCACAGGGAGTAGCAAGTAATAGAGGTGGAACACCAACTGTAAATGAAATCTATATAGCAGATGATAATGGCGCTATCTATACAGTAAGTGGTGGTGCGTGGCAGATGCAAACACCTGCATATACGGGTGATATAACGAAATCTGCATATAGCACCACAACCACATTAGCAACTGTCAATACCGCACCAGGCACATATGGTAATGGCGGTATGGTTCCTATTATTAGTGTAGATGCAAAAGGTAGAGTAACAAATGTAGGTCTTGCTCCGGCTACTGGTCCAAATATCAGTGGCGATGAAGGCGATATAGTTTGGGTAAATGCTGTTGGTCAACCAATGGCTAATGCACAGTTACATTATGATCCAACTACTGGTTATTTGAATATTGCACAGCAAATAACATTCCTTGATCCAATACCTACCTATAATAATCTATCTCCAGCAACAAATAAAGGTGATATAGTAAGTAGCAGTGGAACCACTGCTTTAGTATTACCAGTCGGCAGTGATGGCCTTGTTTTAACTGCGAATTCCGCAACATCTTCAGGATTAGAATGGGCTTATCCACCAGGAAGCACACCGACATTTATAGAAGTTACATTTGCATTTGGAGACGCCACTCCTTATGTTGTAACTACAGTTCCAGCAAATAAATATGTGATTAGTTGCAGTATGTTGATTACTGAATCATTTAATGGAGTTGGTGCTTCATTGAAACTTGGAAGTGCAGCAACACCAGACGATATTATGGCCACAACGGATAATGCTCCAGCAGTTTTATCTACGTGGGCAGTAAACCCGAATGTCAGATACGGGGCAGACACAGCGATATATCTGACAATAAATCAAGGTGCGGGCGCTACGACAGGTCGTGGTTTGCTTGTAATAAATATTCAATATTAAAGGACAATTCAAATGACAGCAACTCTAAACTTTCTTAAGTTAGATGGCACAACAGCATCGAAACTTCAACTTAATGCAGCCGCAGGCGGCACAGTTCTTAAAAATATTGCGGGTGCTTTAGCAGTTCGTAATTCTGCCGATAATGCAGACGCTACCATAACTGGTGCTGAATTCTTAGCATCTGGTGATACCGGTCTTGTAATCAATAGCGATGCTACCAGCACAGGCTCTGATTGGAAAATCAGTATTGCACGTCCATCAACTGGAATGTCAAGTGCCTGGACACTTACTTTACCGGTTAGTGCAGGTTCTGCAAATCAAGTTCTTAGCACAGACGGTGCTGGCAATACTACTTGGATTAACACTGCTTCTGGTGCCACTGATACAACAATCTCCACAGCACTTGCTTTTGGATCTGGTGCTACTGTAGCTTGTTTTACACTTCCAATCGGTGGTGTTATTATGTCAGTCGAAATGATTGTAGATACTGCTTTTGATGGTTCCCCGACAGCTTCGGTTGGTATTGCTGGTAGTCAAAGTTTGTTTATGGGCACTGGCGATATGAACTTGAATATCTCTGCAGGTTGGAACACAGAACCAAATGTTGCCCCAGCAGGTTCAGCAGAACCAGTTCTTATTTATTACACAGCAGGTGGCAGTTCGGTTGGTGCAGCAAGATTGCTCATCAACTATAGCGTGCCAGTTTAATCGGCTAAATACACAGTGGGGACAATAGCGCCCCACTGACACTGTGCAAACAGTGACCTTATTTAAGGACTGTAAATGGCTAACTTTATGAATATCAAAGGAACGACACAAACATCGTTCCAAATAGGTGCTGGTAACAGCAAATCGCCATTTACACTCGATGCAAGTGGACTAAGTTCATCACGAACTTGGGTTATTCCAAACAGCAATGGTTCTTTAGGTGATGTATTAACTACGGATGGGTTTGGCACACTTAGTTGGACATCGGCTGGCAGTGCAACAGTTTCTGGTCTTATTATAGGCGATACTGATTGTGGTCTCATAAGTGATATTATTTGCGCAAGGGTAGACTTTACAAACGTGGGTGATATCCCAAGTAATACAATCAATCAAGGAGTAGTTTAATGAGCACCAGTTTGCAACTTCGTCGCGGCAATGCAACCGCAGTAACAACCGCAGTAGGCGCAGTAGGCGAACTACTTGTTGATACAACTAACTGGACACTTCACTTACAAGATGGAGTAACGGCAGGTGGACACCTAATCGGTGGCGGCAATGCGGTAGCAGGCATCAATAAACAAGTTCAATATAATAATAGTGGTGTGTTTGGTGCATCAAGTCAGTTTACCTATGATAGTGGAACCAATACTTTAACAGCAGGGACTATTCAGTTAGCAGTAGGACTTGGTGGGCCACTTATCACATCAAATGATGCAAGTAATGATATTATTATTGTTCCAAATAACAATACTGGTGGACCTGGTTTACAACTATATGGGGCAGCAGGGACTTCGGGTGGTGGCTCCATATCTTTGTTGACTGGCGCCGGAACTGATGCCAATAGTAGTGGTGGAAATCTTAGTATTGAAGCAGCTGGTGGACGTGGAACCGGAAGTGATGGTTCGATTAATATTAGAACAGTGACTGGTGGACCTGGGTCAACACCCGGCACTATAGCTATTCAATCATCAAGTTCTATTGATTTAGCACTTGGTGGGCCATTATCTATTAACGTCGATACTGGTTTATCTGGATCAGTCCTTACATCAGGTGGATCAGGTGCGCCACCTGTTTGGGCAATGCCAACAACTGGCACAGTAACTTCGGTCGGAGTCAATGGAACTGCTGGTCGCATTACTTCGGTTGGCAGTCCAGTCACATCAACTGGCACAATAACAGTCGATTTAGCTACAACAGCGGTCACAGCAGGTAGTTATACAAATGCCAATATCACTGTAGATGCCTATGGGCGTTTAACAAGCGCAGCAAGTGGTTCAGCTGGTGGTGTCACAACATTCAATTCACGCACTGGTGCTGTAACTTTAACATCGGCTGATGTGACAACAGCACTGGGATTTACTCCAAGAACAGGAACTGTGACATCAGTTGATGTTGCAGTAAACAATGGTATTACTATTAGTGGTAATCCAATCACAACTTCGGGCGTTTTAACATTCGGATTGAATGCTATTACTCCATATAGTATTTCAACCACAGATGGTGTCACAGTTGGTGGTGATCTATCTGTTACTGGCAATACGATTATTTCAGGTAACTTAAATGTTTATGGAACTACAACCACACATAGTTCAACTAATACAAGTTATACAAACTCTACTATTTCACTTAACACACCTACAACAGGTTGGATTACTTCTGATAGTGGCGCTGATATTGGCTTAATCGAAGATTATTATGACCCAACTGGCAATCCACTTATTGTTACAAGCGGCAATGGAACTGGAAGTGTTGCTACTTTAAACTTCGTAGGTGGGCCATATCCGGTAGGCGCAGTTATTATTGTTGCAGGTGTTATCCCAAGTGGATTCAATGGCTCGTATATTGTAACAGCATCAACTTCGACAAGCGTAAGTTATGCAAATACAACAAGTGGCGCAGTCACAACAAGTGGTTCCCTTGGCACAGTTATTCGTCAAACAGCATTCGTTACAACAGCCGGCACAAGTGCTGCACATACAGCAACGATTTCCTACAACTTTAGTAGTGGTGTAGCGGTCGCAAATGGCTCAACAGTTACTATTATAGGTGTTACTCCTACCGGATATAACGGATCATATGCAGTAAGTGGCGCAACTGCTGGCACATTCCAAGTATCAACATCTGGCACAAACTTAGGACCTATCACAGTTCAGGGAACGATTATTGTTAGTAATCGTCATTCATTCTTTGGTAGAGCCGATGATACTGGCGATCTTGAATACTATAAAGTAGGTGCTCTTACAGGTAATGTATTTGGTGGCATTTACGGAACTATTAAGGCAGGAGCATTTTATGCAAGTCAATCAGCAGGAGTAAATGCAGTTGATATTGGACTTGGATCACATATCAGAATCCCACCAAACACAATCTATGATGATACAACCGCAGCAAGTTCGACTGTTGCTTTAGGAACTATTACTAACCACGGTATTATGACACTCGATGCTATCAATACTGGCATCACTTACACAGAAGCATCTGCATTATATATTGCTGGCGCAATAGTCCCAGGACATAATGTCACAATCACTAATCCATATGCACTTCACGTAAACACAGGTAATAGTAAGTTTGGTGGAAATATTGTTGCAACCGGAACTTTAACTGGTAGCAACTTTACTGGCTCAAGTAGCGGCACAAATACTGGTGACCAAACAACTATTACTGGCAATGCGGGCACAGCAACTGCTTTACAAACAGCACGAAATATTAATGGTGTTTCTTTTAATGGAACCAGTGATATTACTGTAGCTGCGGCAGCAGGCACATTAACTGGATTGACACTTAATAGCACAGTAGTCAACTCAAGTTTAACAAGTGTAGGCACTTTGACTGGATTGACAGTTAATGATGTTTTGAATTATAGCGACACAGGTATTCTTACTTCTATAGCATCAACAACTGCTGGTTATAATCAAGTGATTATGCAAAATAAGAGTAATGCAACAAATGCATCTACTAACTTTAATGTAAGTAATAATCTTGGAACAGCAACAACCAACTTCGGTGAACTTGGTATTAACTCAAGCACATTTACTGGCAGTGGAGCACTTAATGCACCAGGCAATGTATATTTAGGTGCTGGCTCAACCGATTTGGTCTTAGCGACATACAGCAATAATGCAATCCACTTTATTACAAATAATAGCTCAACTGACGCAATGACCATTGCATCAAGTGGTGCAGTCTCTATTGCATCAGGACTTACAGTAACAGGTGCAATCAATCAAAGTGGAACAACAAGTCCTATTCAGTTGAATAGTAGTGCAGGCACTGCTGGGCAAGTTTTAACCAGTGCAGGACCAGGTGCTACTCCAACTTGGGCAGCAAGTGGTGGTGGCGGCGGAGTTAGTTATGCACTTCAACCAGTGCTTATTGCTTCTACTGCTAATATTACAACACTAAGTGGTGAACAAACCATTGATGGTGTTCTTACAAGTGCAAGTAGAATATTACTTAAGAATCAAACTACTGCAACACAGAATGGTATCTATACAACAGGTTCTGGTGCTTGGATAAGAGTTACTGACTTTACAACAGGTGCAACTACTTTAACTGGTGGTGCTATTGTTGCAGTTATTAGTGGAACATTAAATGGATCCACTTCGTGGAGATGTTCGAATACTGCTGCAATCACAATCGGCACAACTTCAATAACATTCGTTCGTGAAGGTGTTGCTGGATATATTACATATGGAACTGAACCTACAACATTGCCAGTTGCAACCGGGGCCGGCAGTATTGCAATCGGCACCACTAGTTCGACCTTTTCAACTACTACAAGTATCGCAATCGGGGCCGGCGCAAAAACAAATGCATCTACAAGTATCGCAATCGGGTCTAGTGCTATTGCAGGATCTACTACTAATCCGGCAAATATGATTGTAATCGGTGCAACAGCCGGCATTAATGGTCCCGAGGCCGGCAATGCTGTCATAATAGGTACTTCCGCAGGAGCAGGTTTTGTCGATACTACTACAGGTCAAGGAAGATCTATTATTTTAATTGGTAATAATGTTAATGTGAATGGTGCAAGTTCAACTAATGTTATTGCGAATTCTGTAGGTATTGGCAATGGTTCATTTGTTGAAATGACTGGCGAAACTGTATTTGGTACTTCATATTTTGCCACCAGAGGCGATAGTAAAATTAGTATCTTAAATATGAGAGCATTAACAACCGATGCTACAGTGACAGAAATAGGCACTAATATTGCATTTTCGGGTTCGACTACAAATACAAGTAGAATTGTATTAACAAATTTAAGCACCTATATCTTCGATTGTAATATTGTTGCAAGAAAATCTCCAGCAGGCACCGATTATGCGATGTGGAATTTAAGGTTTGGTATTACACGAGAAGCTGCCGCAGTGAATACAGCATTAGTAGGAACACCTGTGCTTACATTAATCGGGGCTACGGCCGGTGCAGCAACGTGGACAGTAGGTGTTACAGCGGATACAACAAACGGTCGTCCAAATATTTCAGTAACTGGTGTAGCAGCAACAACTATTCGTTGGGTTTGTGATATAAGAATGACTAAGGTAAGTGGATAAAAGGAAAAATAAAATGGCTTTACAAATACAATATCAATCAGTAATGGGCTTTACTGCACCAACTGCATATGCACATATCACTTCATACAGTGGTAATAAATCATCTATTCAATGTAATATTGATATTTGGTATGATTTTACTAAAGTCAATGATGCACCTATTGGCTCAATAAGTATCAGTC